GACTATAATTCTCTTATGATGAAAGACCAAAAACAATACGCGGAAGATCAATTAGGGCAAAAGGCAGACGGTAAGTTTGTTGATATGTTGCCCTACACCGAAGTAGAGGCAGTTTTAAAGAAATATGCCACCGAAGCAAAACCATTAATTAAAAAGGAAAATCCTACAATGGCAGATTTACAAAATATACAGAGTTTTATTATTTTAGCATTGACTACGGGCATTTATCATGAACCGCGCAGAAGTAGCGATTGGATTATGAAGGTTAAAAACTATGACGAGAAGGAGGATAATTATTTAGATCTGAAGAAAAAGGTATTTGTATTTAATCACTTTAAGACCGTGAAAAAAATGGGACAACAGACGATTGGGATAGACCCCCCCCTGATGAAAATTTTGAAAAAATGGATCTCTATAAGTGGCAACGACTTTTTGCTATTCAACAATCGTGGAAATCCATTACAGGCGAGCGAATTGACCCATCGCCTGAATAGCATATTTGGAAAAAATATCTCTACATCCATGTTGCGCCATATATTTCTAACGCATAAGTTTGGCAATATTGATTTAAAAGATTTAACCGATACTGCAACCGCTATGGGGCAGACAAATATAGCGACCACGATAGGATATGTAAAAAACAAATAATTATCTAAGATGATTGTATTAGAATGACTGATACAAAACCCGAACCCAAATTCACTCTATTACCACCTGTCCCCGCCGAGGAATTTACTAAATTGTATGATATGTTAGAAAAAATCACACTACCGCTAAAGGCACCTAACTGTTTAGGAAGAAGTAAATTTGCCGAAAGACATAGGGCGTGCGCGTGGGGGGAGGCATTTCATTTCACTAAGCGAAAAATCAATCTATCGCGTATGTCAAAAAAATATCCACTGATACACGATGAGATTATGCGAGTAGCGCATCTTATATGCGACCCCATAGGGCATACATTTACGAGCGTGTATATGAATCGTAATAATACATGCGACCCGCATAGAGATAGGAGCAATCACGGCGATTTAGTAATCGTATCATTTGGAACATATACCGGATGTACTTTAATGATAGAGGAGGCAAATGCCAACGCATATTTACAACCGATTCTATTTGATGGCACTAAGCAAACGCATTGGAATACGCGGGATTTAACCGGTATTAAATTTTCATTAGTTTTCTATAGTCACCGCGAAATCATACGCGCTAGGCAAAAAGAATTAGAATCGCGCGCTATTATAAACAATGTGGAATTGCTTTAAAAGACTATTAGATTGGATAAATATGAATAACATACCAGAAAGTCAAGATTCATTGATTAGAGATTTAAACACAATAGGCGTATTGCCGTCAGAATAATTTAGCACTATAAGATATAAAGATGCCACCACCTAAAGGACGCCCATTAACATGGTTGGGACCATATAACGATTTTAGAGAAAAATGGCAAGAACACTACGGACATACATCATTTTTCGGAGATTCAAAACCAGATCATATAAGAGATTGGCATTCAGTCAGGGATGGAGTAGATCCGCGCCGATTTGATATTGAAAGACGGTTAGATAGCGAAATGTCTAAGGCGGACTTTGATAAAGTATTGCGTAATGAAAGGGTTAAAGGCAATATGGCGCGCTTGCGCGCCGATAGAAAAGCGGCATTAAATTTTGCCTAATTAAATGATATGATTACTAAATACTCGTATCATTTTGCAGCGTATCAAAACTCGCATACTGTCGCGATGCTTTAGTAATTACCAGTTGGATCAAATAGTGACGCGCCCGATGCTCTTTCTTTCATACCACTTATTACTTCTGCCATTAGTGACGGAGGCGCATAAGTTCTTAATAAATTGCGCGCACTTTCTTCGTATATCATGCTTCGTCCAATAGGTTGCTTTTCACCGCCACTTGAGGCATATCCTTCACTACCATATCCTTCACTACCACTAAATGGAGACATTGATACTTCACTTTCACTAGATGATACTGGCGCTTGCACTTTTTTAGGTTTCTTTCTTGCTATGGGACGCTCATTATTTAATCCCAATTCAACTGGTTTATTTGTATTAATTGGCGCACTAAATACGGCATTGACTGTAGCAACATCATTCGCGGGAGTATTTTGATATAATGCCGGAGCACGACTAGATGCCGGCATACTGCGAATCGCCTTACTAATTTCGTCCAATAGTCCTAATGTTCTCGTATCAGTATATTGCTGAGGTAGGTAAGATGGTGTCCCGCCCCCGCCACTACCGCCACTACTCTGCACGGTAACCTTTACATTTTGTTTTACTATTTGTTTTTGTTTCTGTTTCTGTTTAGGTTTTTGCTTGGGTTTCTTAATCCTCTTTTGTGGCATGCTATAATCTAATAAAACATTATTTGTTGCTGGGGTGGCGCTTTATATGCCGGCGCTTTAGTTTTCTTTTCGCGTTTTACATAAACGATTTCTTCTTCTTCGCTACTTGATTCTTCTACATATCTGACTACCTTCTTTTTGGGTTTTTTAACCACTATCGGTTCAGGGGGTTCGTCAGCGACGACTCTTTCTATTACCTTTTTTGGCACAACTGCTACACGGGACGGTTTTGCTTTAGGGACGACAATAGGCGGGGTAGGCGGCGCTTCTTCTTCGCCTTCGCTTAGATCAGCGATTGCTAAATCAATCTCTTTTAATAGTTTAGCATCGCGCTCTGCGGATCTAACTGCTTTTTTTGCTATTGCTTCGCGTAGCATAACTGACTTAGCATCTGCTTTTGCCTTATTCAGTTCTTGTAGTTTAGCGCGACCTGCTGCTAAACCTGCCAACGCCTTTTCATTCATAGGTTTTTTAGATAATTGTATTGAGGCATCATTGTTCTCTTTAGGAATATCCATCTATAAAGTTTATAGATATAAAAATCTATGGTTTTTGATAAACTAATTGTTTAAAAATATAGAAAAATATGTTTGTATTGTATATAGAATGAGCGACGCCCAGATTAAACATGAAATCAAAAATCTAATTAAAATTGGATTGTCCGAGGATATGGCGATGTTAGTAGCGAGCGCCAAATTCAATAAACCAGAATTAGCGGAGGATGTTCTATTAGAGCAATCGGAGGAGAATGATATATTAGCACAATCGGTTGAGTATTTTAAACCAATGGAAATACATGATCCCATTGGCGAGGCAATATCTGGATTTAAACCAAATATGTTTTGCGAGGTTAGTGAGTGGAATGGTAAAATAACGCCATTAGAAATAACAGAGCACGGCAATACTCACGCCGATTGTGTAACTATAAATTGTGGTGATGGTTTAGCAAATGGCACTACGATTTTTGAGACTATGACAGCAATATTAGAGGTTGAAAAATCTTCTAATGATATTACAAATGATACGGACGAAATCGCGGATATTTAATGTAAGTAGCACTAATGCCACTAATGGTTCATATAAGAGTGATGTCACGGTTCAATTACCGGATTTGACATTTCATAATACAAATATTCAAAATGCCTATTTGTCAGTGGTTCATGCCGAAATTTGTAATTCAATGTATATTGTCCGATACACGAATGATGTATTTGTTTTAAATAGCGTATCATATACTATTACGCGAGGCAACTATAATGTCAATAGTTTCATAACACAAATACTATCTCAATTGCCAGTAGGTTATGCTATGACCTATAGCGCTATTACATCGCGATTAACTATGACACATACTACTACTGATTTCACAGTTAATGCTAATTCGGCGCTCTCTAATATAAATACTATAATGGGATTAGGATCGTCCGCCCTAACTAGCGTCGGATTAACTCTTACATTCCCATATGTAGTGAATTTCTTACCAATTCCGCGCTTAAACTTTAGGTCGTCTTATTTCAAAACTGGCAACTATAATAGCGTGGATAATAGTAGTGATGTATTTCTTTGCCTACAAAATAATGCGGGTCAAAATGCAGTAATCAATTATGTCAATCAAACCGTATCACGATACTTAATTGAGGACAAGAATATTACGCAATTTAATATTCGCGTCACCGACGAATCAAATCAACTAATTAATTTCAATAATGTGGATTGGTTTATGAGTTTTCAGATTGATATTGAATATTTAGAAGAACCTAAGAACACTGCTCCTAACTTTAGCAATGTTTTACGAAAAGCGCAATAAACATGGTTTGTTATAATATAATACACAATGTCTTCTAACGCCTTTCCGTCATCTGCTATGGGTCTTCCTAATGCTCTCAAATATGATTTGCCCCCGTCTATGTCTGATAGCGCCCGCGCCTATTCAGTCAATGTAGCGCCCGATGGTATTACCACGGTCACTGCTCCTAATACATTTTTGGCATTCACTGCCACTAGTGCCGTAGCGCAAGCGGCATTTACTAGTCAAAATGTGTCATTTACGATCCCGTCCGGTATGTCAGATAGTGTTTTTATGGATACTATGAATACTACATTGTCTTTCTCTTTGGTCTATACCACTACTGCTACTGCTGCCGTTGTAACTGGTCGTGCTAAGTTGTTGTCGTCTGCCGCGTCATTCTTTGATTCCCTACAGTTGTATAGCAACAATACCCCTATTGAGACAATTAATCAGTATGGTCTTTTACAGCATTTCCTCCTACAAAATACCGTCTCTACATCTGAGCGAAACGGTGGTATTAGTATTGCCATGGGCGCCGATAATAATTCTGCCAACGGTATTGATATTCCTTTTACGGGTGCTTCTACCACATATAAATTGAATTTCTGTATCCCCCTTATTTCCGTTATTGGTCTCTCAACCGATAAATTTTTTCCCATCGGATCGGTAAATAATTTACAACTTGTTATGACGACCGCTGCATTATGTCCTATTGTGACTGGTGACTGCTCGGCATTCACTACCTCTCCTACCTTCAGTTCGGTAGCGCTAAGTGATTTCCGCCTCAATATGAAATACATAGATGTCGGTGATAGTGCTGCTGCCATGCTTAGGCAAACCCTTCAGGATGGTAAGTGGTTCATAAAGTCTTCTACCTACACTAACTCTGCTGTCACTATTGGCAACGGTAGTTCGGGCGCCCAACAGGTCTTACTGCAAATTCGTAATAGTTCGGTGAAAAGTGTCTATCATCAGTTCGGTATAGGTATTTCTGCTGTTAGTCCTAATGGTGCTTATGATGCTATTAATATTGGCACTAACTTGCGTCAATTACAGGTCGGCGGGTCCTTCTATCCTAATTACCCAATTAATGATAATCAGCGCCCCGCCGAGGGTTATTGCTACTTGATACAATCATTGGGTGGATCTATCCCTAAAACATTTGGCACAGTTGTAGATAGATTCATGTATTCATCTGTCGGTGGTATTGCTTCCGTTGCTGCTGGTAGTGAAAATTGTTTAGTTATTCCCACAGTAGCGTCATCTGTTGTTGTTAGAGTCCCGCCTACCGGCGCCGTCCCTACTACTTCGGTATCTGTCCTTGATTACCCATCGGGCGCCTTTTACGGGTATGACTTAGAAAAATCATCGGGCATCCTATTTCAGGGTGTTAATACTCGTGCTAGTCCTCCGTTCCTTAATCTTAATCTCGGATCTACTCTAACTTCTGCTGTTACTTGTCAGGCATGGGGTTACAGTGATGTAGTCTTGGTTATTGACTATGAGTCTAAGCAATGTACTGCCTTCATCTAAATGTAGTATGTGATCGTCTAAGTCTCATCGTGTCTCATCATTGGGGCGTTTTAGTCGTTTGGATGTTTTTGATGATTTGACAACCTTGTTTAATAAATGAATTTTGGATGCTACTTATCAAAGTTATCAATGTTATCCTAATAGGGTAAAAAGGATAAAAAGGATAAAAAGGATAAGTAGCATCCATTTTCAAAATAATTTAACCTTTTCAAAATCATCAAAAACATCTCAACATCCAAAACATCCAAAATAAATATAAACTGATGAAAATGATGAGTATTATTGTTAGTTTAAACAATTAACTTAATAATTGTTAGTTTAACTAGTGAAACCCTAGCATTTTTTGTTTAACTTAACAATAAAATTAATTTTATTTATCTTCTAAGCAATTTAACTAAGTAATTTGTTGTTTAAACTAACATTTATTAACTTAATTGTTTAAATTAACAATCTTGTGGTTAAATCCCTATAAAAATATATCAGGACATTCTATAATGGTTTTTAAAAATAAGGAGGATAGAAATGAATATCAAAAAAATTACTATGCAGAACATAAGTATATACTTCGCGCAAAGGCAAATAGTGCCTACGCAAAGTTTAAAAAGAAAGGCGGCACTACTACGCTTGTAGCACGCCGTATAGAGAATGATTTAGCGGAGAATGAGCGCCGCGCTAATGAATTTCGCGAACTATTATCTAGATCTAATGTAAATAACAATGCCAATAGAACTAGTGACGAATCCCGAACCGAATCTAAAGAAACCTAAATTTTTAGTAGATGGCAAACTACATGACAAACTAGACGATTACGAAATTACGAAATTAATGAATAGGCATAACTTCACGCTGTTTTTAGGAAAAGCAGGTAGTGGCAAATCCACGCTATTGGTTTCGTTATTACAAACCCCCGCGCTATTTAAAAAAGTGTATCATACGATCATCTTATTCTGTCCGCCAAATAGTAGGGCATCTATTAAAAATGACTTTTGGTCGGTATTGCCCGAGGAGCAAATATATGATGAACTTAACATTGAAAATTTACAGGAGGCGTATCAAATAGCAGAGGCAAACGCGAGCGAGGGATTTAGAACACTTATCGTTTTAGATGATGTGCAGAAAAATCTAAAGGGCGAGAGTGAGAAATTACTATTACATATGGTTAATAATAGGCGCCATGCCGCCCTAAGTATTTGGTTATGTTGTCAGACCTTTAAAAGCATACCGCGGCAGGTGAGGCAGGGTTTAACCGATATGTTTGTATTTAAAATAAATAAGAATGAAACCGCTAATATATTTGATGAAATACTTGAACTACCGCCTGATGTATTTACAGATATTCAAAAAATTCTATTTAAAAAGGCGCACGATTTTTTCTATATCAACACAGCATCACAGCGCTTATTCTATAACTGGGACGAAATAATTGTCGTTGAATAGATTATATAAAGCAAACATGGGCGTTGGACAATTTTTCAAAAAACTAGGAAGCGATACTAAAAAATTTTTTTCTAAAGGCGGTGCAGCAGATGTTGGACTTAGAAAAGTTGGTAATACTCTAGCGAAAGTTGGTGGCGTAGCGCAGAAGTTAGCGCCCCTTGCCGCTGTTATTGCGCCTGAATTTGCTATCCCTTTAATGGCAGGTGGTGCTTTAGCGAAGATTGGTGGTAAGACCGCTCTGGGAATTAGAAGCGGCGCGAGAAAAGGCGGTAATATAATCCAAAAAACAGAGAATATAGTTGGCGCAGTGAAATCAGGTATTGAGGCAGCGAGACCGGAAGCAGCGCAATTAGGTGTTAATTTTGCCTAATCATTAAACGATCCATTAGGACTAATAAATTATTTATTTCTATTCTAGTATTATAGAAATAAATGCAAGTAGGATTATACAGACCCGATATTTTAGAGAACCGACCCGCTGTAAAAACCACATTTACCGTGGTATGTGATATTTATAATACAACATCATTTAGTGGTACGCAATTTAATCCCACATTTAACTTAGATTTAAAACAAGTAGTGAGAGATGTAAAATTGTTAGAGAGACCATACAAAGTATCATTTTCATACCGGATGGCGACCGGACTCGCCGCTACATCTGGATTATGTAGTATTGCTGCTGCCGCGCCATATCCGCTTTATTCATTACATATGGATTTCAAAAAAGGGTATTCTATTTACCAACAGGCAAAACCGCAACCCTATGCCGGTAATTTAGACTGTGAAATTATTGTCAATGCCGCCACGCCCGCTACTTGTAGATTAAATGCCGCACCTACTGACAATCCCCCTATGTATTTAGATAATTTATTAGGAGTGAATTCAGTTCAATTAGCAACTATTATTAACTCAACTGGCGGAGTATTTAATGTCGTCAATGACGCAACTATTAATGCCGTAACTAAATACATAATTTATCTATATTTTGAGGAATGCTAAGTTGATCCATTAGGCATATTGTATGTATAAAATATATCTATACAATATAGTAAATGAGTGATAGTAACTACGGATTTGAACCGACTTTAGATGGACTTAATACGATTAATTCGGATTCATCAACCATAACAGATATTGTGTGTGATACAATTCAAATTAATGTGAGTGGGACTGCGCCTACAATGCCGCCATTAAATAATTCAACAAATATCGCCACTACTGCTTATGTGGATGCTTCTACAACGGGATTCATGGATTTAACCTCTACTCAAACAGCAACAGGTGAAAAATCTTTCAATAATGCCAACACATACATTGCCGGAACACTAAAAAAAAATAGCGCGAGCGCTCATTCAATTAAATTAGATGATGGAACGTTTATGTATTTTAACGCCGAAAATATGGCATTTACAACTACAGCAAGTCTTAGTTTTAGCGCGGCGGCATATTGGGTAGCAAATTGCGAAAGTAATTATTATTTTCAAAAACAAGGAATAAGTAATACTTTAATTATTATGGATAATGGAGGTGCAGGAAACGGACAAATGTATATAAATGCTACTAATGGAGGACCAAATTATATACAATCATATGAAGAATTACAAATATTATCAAACAATAGCAAAGATATAAAAGTCCTTTCAGCAAAAGATATTTATCTTATACCTAGCGCCACGGGGACAACATATATTTCAAGTAGCGCAACTGGAAATGCCCCTATTATAATTGGTAGTAGCGGATCAACTACTCAAACTGCAACCCATAACGCAATCACAACATTCTCAAAAATCCCCTCGTGCGCCGTGGCGCCTACATCTGCGAATCATTTATGTAATTATACATATGTTAATAGTCTCGCTGCGTCGCCATTAGGCGGTGCCAATGTATGGACTGGAACTAACGCATTTAATACAAATTTACCCACTTCTACATTAACGCCAACTACGGGAACTGAACTAACAACAAAAACCTATGTAGATGGCGCCATTACAACTGCCGCAACCGGATATGCCAAATTAGGATCAGCGAACGCTTTCACATCTACAAATACTTTTAATAGTTTTTTACCTACTTCAACAGTGACGCCAACTACGGGAACTGAACTAACCACAAAAACCTATGTGGATAGCGTCAGCGGTAGTATATTAGGAACAGCAAATGCTTTTACAAATACAAATACTTTTAATAGTTTTTTACCTACTTCAACAGTGACGCCAACTACGGGAACTGAACTAACCACAAAAACCTATGTGGATAGCGTCAGCGGTAGTATATTAGGAACAGCAAATGCTTTTACAAATACAAATACTTTTAATAGTTTTTTACCTACTTCAACAGTGACGCCAACTACGGGAACTGAACTAACCACAAAAACCTATGTAGATGGCGCTATTACAACTGCCGCAACTGGATATGCCAAATTAGGAACTGCCAACGCTTTCACATCTACAAATACTTTTAATACAAATTTGCCTACTTCTACATTAACGCCAACTACGGGAACGCAACTAACCACAAAAACCTATGTAGATGGCGCCATTACAACTGCCGCAACCGGATATGCCAAATTAGCAACTGCCAATGCTTTTACAGGAACTAACGGTTTTGTGAATACGCATGATATTAATATAACTGGCGGGGCAACCACGACTATTGGGAACGGGTCGGCATCATTGCCGATAGTTAATTTAAACGGCACAGTTAATATAAATTCTACTACTGTAAGAAATACAAATATAGGAAATACCACCGGAATTACAACGGTTACGGGACAATTCACATGCTTAGGCAATACTCAATTAGGAGATGCTGCTGCTGATTTTATAGTCCCCAACGGAACTATGACAAAACCGTGGGTAATTGGAACATACGCGTCAGTGCCAAGTTTTAGTCTGGCAAGTATTACGCCAGTCACTACTTATCTGGGCGGAACAATACAAACGAGCGCGACTTATGGAGCGGTCCCTACTGGAAGTTTTAAATATCTTATGGTGTCTGTAGCGCCTTATAATGCGTCAGGTGGAATAGCGCTAACGGCGGGGACATATATGTTTTGGATTGGTATTAATTTTGAAGATTCATCAGCATTTGCTATGACCGATTTAAGATTAGGAATGAGTAATATTAGCACTTTGACATCAGCATCAACTGAAGCACAAATTACAGCGTCATTACCTAATTTAACTTGCTATTTTCATAAAACAGATCAGGCAGATGCGGCGGGTAGTGATTCTGAACAGCGTGTATTAAGCGGGTGTTTTAATCTTGCCTCCGCTACAACAATATATCCATTCTATGGTGCCAATCACGCCGCCGTGACTATGGATACAATTTCATGTGATGTCGTGATTACCAAAATAGGCGGACCATAATTAAATATCTCTCAATAGATCATAACAATGTCAGGAAATTTCGCTTACATCATGCCAAAAAATGGATTAGCGCGGGACGCGCGAGTCAATAAAATAGTGGAAAAGGTAATTTGTAAAGCAGGAGATATACCAAACTTGCAGGACTATCGCGGAAATATGGAATTGTTAAAAATGATATGCGTCATGATAGAGCACGCCGTTGATAATAAAAAGGAAAAACTCAAGATAGACAAAAAAGATATAGTATATCGTGTATATTCGCGAATGTTTTCAGGTATTAAACCCGATGAACTAAAGACTTTAGAGGCAAACATCATGTATCTATGGGAAAACGGACAGATTAAGAAGAAGGGACTATGGTCGGTGGTTAAGCATTCGGTATGCGATTGGTTAGAGCGTAAGATTTTAAACTAATTCGGTCGGGCGCTGATTGGGTATGTGATCGTATTTGGGATTATTTAGTAGGAAAATTTCTAAAAACAGTTAATGCGTCGCGCGCCGTAGTATCCGCCATTACAACTATTATGTCATTAGACGCTATGATGGTAATACGCCTATTGCTTAGTCACTATGGATTAGGATATGTATTAAAATGGATATGGTGGATAGGATTTTTATAGTTTGAGATATGTATATGGATTGTATTTGTGGAAAAAAATATACGAATTCTAATAAATGCCGGCATTTTAGAACAATACATCATCAACAATATATTAGACAAATAGACCAAAATTTCGTAGATAGATTAGATAGAGAAATGAACGAATTAATACTAAGTGAAATTAGGCGCAAAATAACTGACTACCAATGGCAACTATGGACTCAAAAAATTGATGCGAATTTGGAAATGGCGAATCGGGGATAAAATATACAGAACATTTATATGGCAGGATTTCACACTAAAACTTTCACTAATCACGACGATTATATGACCCCAAAATATGCGTGGGATAATATAAAACATCTAATACCAAAAGATAAGAAAATATGGGAAGCATTCTATGGCGATGGTAAGAGCGGGACATATCTAACAGAATTAGGATTTGATGTAATACACGAGGAAATAGATTTCTTTGAAAATGATAGGGGTGATATTGTGGTAAGTAATCCGCCGTTTAGCAAATCAAAAGAAGTATTAGAAAGATTGAAAAATCTAAATAAACCGTTTATTATGATTTTGCCAAGTAGCAAAATTAATACTCAGTATGTAAGAGAAAACTATAAAAATCAGGGATTACAAATTATTATACCGCGCAAAAGAATACAATTTGTAAAAAACGGAAATGACTTACAAAACAAGTGTAATTTTGATTGCTTTTATTATTGTTACAAAATGAATTTACCGAGAGATATAATTTGGTTAGAATAAAATAAATTATTAGCGGGCGAGAAATATGGCGTCAAAAAATTGATGCGAATCCCCGCCCAATGACAGAGAGACAAAAATATACAGAACACTTAGAACAATGTCAAAAATTATTATTGAGGAATATAAAAGAATTAATGGCGAATTTGATACGAAAATGACTAACTTTCGCATTAAATCATTGGCGCGTCGTAATAAATTTTATTACAACGCGATTGTCAGAGTATTTGAAAACGGAAATATATTTAATGGCAATGATGATAGGAGAATCATATTAGCAAAACAAATTATAGGAAAACGCGAAAAAATTATAGGATTCGTCGTATTTAATCCCACAGGATTATGGGGAAATAGAAGCAAATGTATGAGTTGCGAAATAGATTACTGGATGGTGGATAAAAAATTTAGAGGTCAGGGTATTGGCAAGAAATTATATGACGCGGTTATAGATGAAACGACAGAGTATTCAATTCATAATATGACTGTATTATTTGACGGGCGCGATGAAAATCTTAGAAAAATATATGCTGGAATGGGATATATCCGAATAGATTCATATCGCGGTGTCAAAACAGAAATAGAAGAACAACAGCGTAATAAAGAACATTTAATTAGATGGTGGAAAATAGGTTATGATAATATGACATTTGGCGAACAAATAGTTAAATTAGTATATTAAAATTATCTATACACAGTCCTATCAAAATCCATACAGTTTTTTTTCACTTTATTAGTAAAAACAACTATAAATGACATACCAAACCACTCCCATACTTTCATCATACTTATTTTTGCCAAATAGTATCCGGCATTATTCATTAATTCAATTCGCTTAGCAGTCAAATTGTGCATACCGATTAAATAACTAATTGTGTGCGGTTTTAATTCTATAGATTTTTTTAGGACTTTGTCTAAAATAGAATAGGGCGGATTTGAAATAATTATATCCGTTTTTTCAGTATAGTCAAAAAAGTCTAACCCCAATGTGATTTCAGTATATTTGTGAATATTATTAGGGAACATTTCAATAGCGGTATTGTAATAATTGCCACTACCAAAAAAAGGGTCTAATAAAATTTCATTAGCGCTAATGTATTCGCTAATTATATTATAATGTTGTCTAACAAGATTAATCGGTGTATAGAATACATCATTTGACTTAGATCGCTTTTTGATTGAATCAGCGGTATTAGATTTCATATATACAATATGAAATATAGTTTTTTGGCGGCGTCAAAAAATTGATGGGGTGAAAAAATTGATGCGAATCCCTGTCCAATGACAGAGAGACAAAAATATACAGAACACTTAGTACAATGTCGTCAAATACCAAATCAAAGAAAATTATTACCTGCTCTACCTGTGGTAAGACAGGTCATATGAAATCCAATGAGAAATTTCATCCTATAAAATCAACACTTAGTGAAGATGAATTAAGACGAAACGCCCAGCATATTGCCACGAGAGAAAGAATTACAAAAGATGCTTTAGAATACAAAGAACCTGTGCTTACTGAAAACCAATTAAGGCGAAAAGAGCGCGATGATGCTATCAAAGAAGAACGTAGATTAGAAGATCTAGAAGACGAACAAGATTTAATTATTATCAAAAGTAGCGCCCCCGCGCCCATACCAGCGCCCGTATTTCTGCCTAGAAAACACATAGGTGAGTGCGGATTAGAAGGCAATTTAATTATGTTTCCATTATTGCGTATGGGGTGCTGCGAAGATGCGCGCGGACATATTATAACAATGAAACTTGCTATGCCAAAAATAGTTAATAAAGAATTCTTTAAAAATTTTGCGGATATTATAAAAAAATATCCTATGTTTGATTGGAGCGGCGATTCATTTCAGCGCAATATCATTGAACCAAATAAAGAACATATCAAAATGGTAATGGGATTAGATGATTTCTTTGTAAATAGAATCGTTGAAGATTTATATGTTGTAATTAATAATTGGTATGGGTGCTTAGATGAGGACAATAGCGATTGTGATGATTATGTGCCATTAAATCATACTACATTCTTTACAAGTCGTGACTGTGAATACTAAATTTTAGAGAATCATGTAAGTGGGGGTTTTTTTTCATAACAATACAATTTGAAAGTATTTAGATATATTTAGTAATTATATCTAAAAGAATGCCATCTACCCCCGCCCAACTACGCGCTGCTAAAAAATGGAGAGAAAATAATAGAGAATTGGCGTGTTTAAATGTGTATAAATGGAGAGAAGAAAATGGCGATAAGCATCGCGAATATGCCAGAAAGAGTATGGCAAAAAATTACTTATGGAAATGTGCAATTAAGGAACTTAATATGTGCCTAATTGACTAAGTAATCCAATAGCGCTATTCCAATAGGCGTATTGATTAGTGCTATTAATATATATGATATATTATAATGAAAATACAAAGATCTACAAGAATAGGAAAGAGATTTATGGTTACATTCGCAAATGGTAAGACTATACATTTTGGTGCGTCTAATGGCAAAACCTACATAGACCACGGTGATAAGAAAAAAAGAGAAGCGTATTTAGCAAGGCATAAGGTGAATGAAAATTGGACTAATCCATATAGTGCCGGAGCATTAGCGCGATTTTTATTATGGGGAGACTCTACATCATTGGACGCAAATCATCAAGCATTTATGAGAAAATTCGGCGTTAATTGAAAGAAATATGGACGTCAAAAATTGACGCCTCAAAAAATTGATGCGAATCCCCGCCCGATGACCGAGAGACAAAAAATACAGAATATTATAAAATGAACGCACAATACGATTGGATTGATATTATGGAAAACCGCTTATTTGATTTCGTGGCAGATGTTAGAAGAGAAGTGGATTATGGGGAACTTATTGAAACGTGGTTTGATAATGGATACGACGATTTAGATGGTAGGCAAAAAGAGTTTTGGATTGTATTAAATCAAATGAAGGATACTGATGACCCAAAACATTATACCGACACGGTAAAAGGACTGTTGAAATTCTTAGAAGAAATATATGACGAAGATACAGGAGTATTATTAACAAATATGGAATCTGATAGCGAAGATGATGATAGCGACGACGCGGAAGACTACGACGACAGTAATGATGTTTTGCCAGTGAATTGCGTAGATGGTTGGGTAGGAGACCCCGATGCGCCCGATGCCGAACCTACGGAATGCCCGATTTGTTATGAGATGAAATCGTGCTATTCACCATTAGATTGGAATACGAATGCTAGATGCTGTCATAAATTATGTGCCGATTGCGTTTTGGCAATAGCAAAAAGTGACAATCATAATTGCCCCCAATGTAGAAGAAATTTAAGCAAATGGTTAATGATTGGCAGACCCCCGAAAAATTGATTCAAAAAAAACAATTCATTTGAAAAGGACACAGAAAAAAGAATCTTTAGTAATATTATATAACCGAATGGAAAAAATCAGGATTTCATATACCGATGCCACCGATGACAAGACTCATATAATCAGCATATTGCCAGAACAGGTGAAATACTACGACAGATGGCGCGAAATTAAAGAAATAGTAGAAAGTGGCAGATTAAATAGAGAAAAGGCATTAAGAGCGCGCGAAAATATGGAGAAATGCGTCAAGTTATTTACTTATCAAAAAACCAAGGACGAACATATAGAATGCGAATGCGGATGCTCTATTATGAGATGCCAAATGGCGCGCCATCGCGCTACATCAAAACACACAAAGCAATTAGAAGCGTTAAATATAGAAGAAAAACCTAAAGAACCATTTGTAATGGCAGACACTGATAAGATGTGTGAATGCGGACATATAGTGTCAAAAGCAAATTATGCGAGGCATATAGAAGGCAATCGTCACGCCAAATACATGGAAACCAAAAAATAATAAGAAAATATATGTTTTTTTTTACTATTTGATCCTCTATTTCTCATCATCGCTCATCATCCGGATGTTTAGGATGTTGGGATGTTATTGATGATTTGAAGAACCAATTTGAAAAGACGATTTTGGATGCAACTTATCAAAGTTATCATTATTATCCAATGAGGATAAAAAGGATAAAAAGGATAAGTTGCATCCAAATTCAAAATATTATTACCTTTTCAAAATCATCATTAACATCCAAACATCCCAAACATCCCAATGATGAAAATGATGAGACCTAATAGAATTTCTTATTTAATAAGACATCAATATGCCTATTGTAATAGCGCTATTGGAACAATTAGAAACTATGAACATCGTTTGGCAGAATTTGAATTGTTTTGAAAAGGACACGGAAACAATATCTTTAGTAATAATATAAATGAGTGAGAAGAAGCATCTTTGTATTTGTGGAAATGAGTATTCGCACGCAAGTGGGTTATCTAAGCACCGAAAAGTATGCCGCGATGTAATAATTGAGGAATTTAAGAAGAAAGAAAATAATAAAGCGGTTGTAATTGAACCGACGACAATCAATCATAAGAAAAGAATCATTGAGTATTTGACCGACGATTGTAAGAGCGCCCCTGAAAATGCCAATGAGTGGATTAATGGAATCGGGGATTTTTATACTGTGAGTGATTTTGATCGCGTAATTGAAGGGGGACTTACTGTTTGGAAAGAAATAGTAATTTCATATATTGAATTATTAAATCACGAAGAAATACCAATTAGAATATCAAATAAGCAATTAGGAGCGCGATTCAAATTGTATTATAAAGAAAATGGTAAATGGATTGAATTACACGGAAAAAAGGCAACCGATTATTATTTAGAAAATGTTATTAGAAAAATGGGTAGAAAAATGGGAAATAATCCAACCGCAAAGCGTAAATGGCAGGACGCGAATCCATATTGGGACACGAATTATGAAACTGAAAAAAGATATATGTCAATAAGCGCCACATTCGGGTATGATTTTGAGGATAAACTATTGCCAAAATATGGAGAGGAATTAATGGAATATTTTTTAATAAGTAAAAAAAATGCCGACGAAGATTATATTTGAAACACTAATTGTTTAAAAAATTTAAAAAGATTTATTAAACAATACTATACAATGCCTACTTTAGAAGAAACGATTAATGCCAATCGCCCTAACCTGTCACCATCATCTGTTAAGACATATAAATCTATTTTGTCATCGCTTTATCGCGCCGTATATCCTGATAAAAAGGATATGGATTTAGATGATTTCAAGAATAGCGAAAAAATAATTAAGCACTTGCAGGATACGCCATTTAGTAAGCGTAAGACTATATTGGCAGCATTAGTGGTATTGACCGGCGATACTGACTATAATTCTCTTATGATGAAAGACCAAAAACAATACGCGGAAGATCAATTAGGGCAAAAGGCAGACGGCAAGTTTGTTGA